GCAGCTCATATTTTATTTATCTTCTTTTTATATGATATAAATATATCTTTGTGTCATTATGTTTTTAATATAGTCTTGATGAACGAGGAGCTGCCGTTATACCAGAACCAATCAAGACATTATCCACACCTCCTGATATTAGTCTACCACCAACTACATCATTTCCTGATATCAAAGGAATCTTAGCAGTAGATACTACTCCATTTACCATCTTCACACCTTGAATGATAGATACATTACTTTCTTCTATAGTATGACCGCTACCTACAATGCTGACATTTTCTACACCAGGCATTATCGTGTTCCTATCTCCAACTATATTTATCTTTCTTGCTCCTTGAGCGATAGTGTTTGAACTTCCTCTAACAGCAACCTCTAAGACACCAGCAGCTATAATATTATTTTCTCCTTGAACCACTTGATTTTGTTGTCTATAATATATATTAGAAGTAGTGGAATCATACAAAGTGTATGTTGCTTCTGGAACAAAGTCAGACCAAGTATCTCTTCTTGCTGAAAGAGAAGGTACAGGAACCTGAGAGCTACTTTTGTTTATTCTGAATGATGCTGCTCCATATGCTTTCGGAGTAGATACTGCTTGAGACCAAGAAGTGTTGCCACCAATCGAAGGATTTGGAAAGAACCAGTCTGCGTTTTTATATGATGTCGAGCTGTTTACCAAGTCCCAACCACTATTTATATATTCTCTACCAAGCCATCCTTTGTATATTCCTGGATATCCACCACCGATTGGCCCATCCCAACCACCTGGAGTACCAGGGTTAGGAGCCCATCCACCAACATCTCCCCATACTACCGAAGTAGGAATGAAGACACCTGTATCAAGCTTCTTTACAAGTTCTATCTCTGCGATATATGTTATTGGATTATAGACTATCTTGTTGATTCTATACTTTACGAAGTTTACTTCGATTATTCCTGTAAGGTCAAGCTGTGCTATATCCATAGAAGTCAATATCGCGGTCGCTGAGAAAAGATGCCCGTCTGGATCTGTAGTCTCTAAAAAGTGTCTTCTCCAATATTTGTTGAAAAGATTGTTGTTGGTTATTTGAGCGTCAAGATATTTTGCCATATAATATGTTTTCTTAGATGCTCCATACTCCAATGATTCTGTTGGCTTCATAGGATGGTCGTAGTGCCCGCAATATGGATATCTATCCATATAAAGAAAAGCTCTGTCTTGGTCTACCACAACGAACTTGTTGTTGGCACCTGTCTGACTAAAAGATATTAGAGTGTTTACATCTTTAAGTTTTGTTGGAACCATTCCACCATAGAAAAGGATTCTTGACTTTACTGCCGTGATAGCATACTTCGAACCATCCTTCTTTATGAACCCAGGAGAGATTATCTCTGTGCCTGCGAACTGGAACATAGGGCTAGGAGAGAAGTTCGGCGATATCTTCTCTTCTCTATCAATAAAGTCATTCGCGACTTCTAATCTTTTTGATCCGTGTGGTTCTCCAAAGTTTAGTTGATAGTCATCATTTAGGTAGTCGGCGTCTTCTTTATATTCGAAAATATATTTATTGGCAGTCAGTTCGTATAGAGGTTCTATCGTTATCGGTTCTGAATGGTCTATCTTGTCAGTCCAATCCTGAATGTAGGCATCGTTGTAGAATGTATCTCTTGGTTCTATAATAAACTGCTTAGGGTTATTAGTAGATGGCTTCCAATATAGGTTGAAAAGATTGTTGATAGATACAATGAAGTCTGATACCTTTATAGAACTATCCAATATTTTATTCATATTTACGGTTTGATTATACTCTACAGAATCTTGTGTTATAGTAGAGTAGAATCTCGAACTATCTGTCTGACTTGGAGATGGAACACCAGCAGAAGCGAAAAGCTTTACTTTTCCTCCTATATCTTTTCCCGCACCAATATCAAAGAACGCAGATTGAAAACTTGAAGATGGAAGATCCCAGTTTACAAGAACCGCATACTTTCTATTTGCTGTCAAGGTTCCTTCATATTTTACGAAGATAGTTTTCGGAATCATCTGCTCGAAAGTAAACTCCTTTTTATTCAATGGGAAAGTATATGATGTAGAAGCAAGGTCTGTTATAGTTCCTGTTCCTTTAGTTATCACACTACCCGACTGAGCGGATCCAGTTGGATTCCAATCAGTTATATCACATAGCCTAACCGTCGCGGATATATTATTTCCTTGATAATATATCTTTACATTAGATTGTGGAACTATCTGTAGATTCAGTATCACATTGGCGAACAATGAATATTTGAATGTCTGTTCCGGTACAAAGCATCCAGTAGTGGTGTTGTATAGATTTCCTGGGTCTGTTCCTGGTGCTTCAGAGTCGTTCGTAAACTTTATCTGTAGGTTTCTAGTAGTATCTGCCGCCGTAGGGAACTTAGTGTCTAAAAGGATTCCAGGATTGGCAGGTGCTCCTATGTTCGCGATGAACTGCGAGTTGGTCTCTGTTTTGCTTGTCTGTGATAGACTGGCAAAGAAGTCTGTTGTTATCTTTTCTTTTCCATAAGGAATGATTAGCTTTCTAAAAGTCTCAGAGTCAAAGAACTTAGACTTCCAAGTCCAGCCCCATTTTTCGAATATCTTTCTCATTATAGTTCTGACATACATAGCTGGAGTCCAGTCTAATGTAGAAGTACCAAGGTTCATAGATGTCTGACCTTTATTTATGAAAGGATATACGTATCCTTCTCCAAGCTCGAATGGTCTCTTTATTCCGTTTTTATATATATACCCATCCATACTTTTTAATGTATATCCTGCTCCTGTAAAAGGAGAAGGTGGTTGTGGCCCGACATTCTGTATATAATATGGAACTTTAAGAGCCCAAGAAGCCATTATGTTTTCTCTAATCATATTGTGATTATATTCAGAGAAGTCTATCTCAGAAAGATTGGCGTCTTTTATATCATTGAAGAAGTCTGCCAAGGATCCGTAGATTGTTATCTCGTATCCTATCTTTTGATTGTCGTTGTCTTTTAGAATCTTGTTTAGCTGAAGAGCTCCTTCGAACATAATGTTGCCATCAAAGATTACTTGAGCGTCTAGCTTTTTGTTGGGATTGAAAATATGAACCGAATATCCTTGTTCCGATATACCATTGAATATCTGGTTATTGTTTTTAGTACCAGGAATGGTAAACTTTCTAACATAGTTCGCTTTTCTCTTTTGTGGTTCTGTTATATCAGAAAGCTGATATATTACATTCAAGTCTGCTTCTCCAATATCAAGAACTCCGTTTATAGTTCCTGATTGATTCCTAACATTTATAGCTATATCCATTTTTATATTATTTATTTTAAGTTATTATCATGATGTGGCATGATTTAGTACCAAGCTGATGGATATGTCTGTACCCATTGACCGAAAGTATTGCTTGTCGCGGTGTAGAGAACATCTCCACCTTTCTGTATAGTTCTGTCATAAGCAGTCTTGAACTCTATAGTATATATGTAAAGATGACCTGCCTCCCCAGCATTCTGCTTGTTAGGAACATCAACATCTGTAGAAGTCAAGTTGATAGGATGAAGCTTGTTATTCGTCTCGTCTATCCAATATACTTCTGGAGATTCATATATCCAAGAAAGCCATTCTATCTTCTCTTGTGTCAAGAAGTTGGATCTCACGATATAGTTCAGTCTTGACTTCGTGTCATAAGCTGTAGTTCCTCTATCACCTTGATTGTATCTATATACATTGTTAGACTTTACCTCTTTAAGCTTCTTTTGATAGTTAGACTTTTCTATTACCAAAGATTTATTGCTCGCTAGGTCGAATGTATAGAAGTCCCATCCACCCATTGGATTCAACCACATAAGCTTGTACTTAGTCTTCGATACACAATCACAAGAGATGTTGAAAGTCCAAGTCTCTGATACTGGATATCTGTTCCAGTTCCAAGGAGTATATATTCCTGGTAGATTGTTCCTAACAGATCTGACAAAATATTTATAGCAACTTAAATCTATGAACTCTGGATATGCTCCATTCAACTTGAAGTTCGCAGGGCCACAAGGAAGTATCGTGTTAGTATCTTTTAAAGCTTCTAAATGATATATTACAGCAATCTTTCTTTCTATAGTACCATTCTGTGGAATCAATGCTCCAGTGTAGTTTATATAAATATATGTGTTGGGCCCGGAAGCAAGCTTGTAGGCAACTTGAACGGTTTGTGTTCCATTCAATGGAGATGTTATAGATACATAATCTCCTTCTTTATATTTACTACCTACAGAAGCAGTCGGAACCAATATTCTCCAAAACAAAGTTCCTGAGATACCAGGTATAGTTGCTGTTGTCAATGGGCCAGTTCCAATATGTGGAAGAGTAGTGCTCCAAGTCTCTACTTGAAGATATGTGCTGTTCGCGTCGGCTGTAGACATTTGCTTTCTTCCAAAAGTAGAAAGAACCCAATGTTCGTTAGCACATACATTGATATTCTTTTGTGAATCTGGTCTTGTAGATAGGAACTTTCTTGATGTGTGCCCTGGTATCCAAGATATTGGGTTCCAATCAAGATATTCTTGATATTGTAAAGCACCATTGAAGACATAAGCACTATCTCCAGAAGTAGTAGTCTGTTTTTTAATGACGATATTATCTCTTGATATTACAGAACCAACTATACCATTTGGCATTACTCCACCATAAGGAGCACTAAAGACTATCTTCACACCATATACACCACCAACACTTGTAAGACTTTTAGAAAGAACTTTCCATTCTACAGATTCGTAGCTTGCTATTTTTGGTGCGCCAGTACCAGTCTGCTTTACTATGACATTACTTCCAACATAAAGTTTTACTCTATCAATCCCTGCTGTTCCTGTTAGATTTCCATTCTTTAGATGTAGAACAGGATGTAGAACTCCATTGATTGTAGTATACGACCAAGCAGTTGCCAATCCTGAACTTGAATATCCTTGATAGTAGAAAGTATTAGAGAAGTCAGGTGCTACTCCTGAAGGCCAAGTCAATCCAGATACTAAAGCAGAAGAAGAAGCAGTAGATTCTATCTTAGCCCATCCATTCAAAGAGTTGACATTACATCCTTCTATAAATATGTATGAACCAGCCTGCCAAGTCGCGAACGCAGCGGTGTCTGTAGTATATACTCTGACATTACTACCTATAGGAGACATCTTGCTGATAGGGTTTGCTCCAGAATATTCTTCTCCAAAGTCTACAGAAAAGGTTCTGTTAGTCTTTTCACCATTGTATGTTCCGGCAGTAGATTGTACTTCTATATCATATGATATGAAGTTCTCTAATATCCTTCCTACTTCAAAGACTCCTTTGTTGTCGTGAGATATGTCTGGATGATGTCTTAGCTCTGATACTTTTTGATTGTCTACGAATATCTCCGCGATATATCTAAAGTTCGGCCTGCTCTTTAGGTTAGAGTCAAGAACGAAAGCAGCTCCATTATATACAGGAAGAAGCTTTGGTGTTATTGTGGAATATGGTCTGCTTAATATTTGTACTGGCATATCTATATTTTATTTTTTTGTTCTATATGATTTATCAAAATATTTGACATCTCTAAGTATCTGATCCGCATAGTCTTCTGCGAAGTCTTTACCCATCTCTTTCATTATTTTGGCAACTACTGCTTGGTCGTCTTCGAATGGCTTTGTAAAGTTTATTCCTTTGAATCCGAACTTTCCTATCTTTCTAGCGATTGGGAATGCTGCTTCTTGAGGAATGCCTTTGATTCTACACCAGTCTTGAATATCTTTCAATGGTGGTTGTTTACCTGGCTTTCTACCCATATCTATCCAAAGGCCATAGTAGACATAGTCAACATCTAAATGGAACTTCTCAGACTTGTCTTTGTATACTTTGTACTTGACAGAGTTATACAGATTGCCAGTCGCGAACGCGCCATTCAACTTGATGATGTTCTTCATCTGCTTTACTATTCCTACAGCGATTCCTGTTAGGTCTTCTAAAAGTCTTTGTTCTGACATATCAATATGGGTCGCAAGACGAAGGCCCTGTCGCAGTTATTTTTATATCGAAGTACCATCCAGCGACATAGTCGACGAATCTTTCCGTAAATGGAAGACATTGTATAGGTGTCTCTACCTCTACATCATCCATTATATCTCTTAGTTCTCTAATCACATCTTGACACTCTTGTAAAGTATCCGAAAGAATCTCTCTTTGATGTGAATCGTCAGTAGAGTCTTGGTCGAATATCAATATTCTAAAGTTGTATGATATAGTATGGTCGCCTACCTCCATATTCTGTGGAACTACCCACATAAAAGGATAGAGAATGCTTTCTGGTGCTATAGCATCCATCTGTGTGATGTCTCCTGCTCCGAATCGATTCAAGAAAGGATTATCTATCTGAATCTGTTCTAATCTTGTAAGTATCTGGTTATACGTCATATCTTTTGTTTTTTATTTATTAGTTTCTTTTTCGTAGCTCATCCATACAAGGCATTCTGTAAAAGGCTTTGCTACTACTGCCTCTGTTTTTGTTATATCTCCACTACACAATCTATAGATGATTCCGATCCAGTTCCATTTAGACTGCTTTTCTTCGTCTAAGGCCTGCTGAGACTCTGTAAATCCGGATGGTCTGCCAGCCCCAGCATCTGTGCTATCTCCAACATCTTCTCCTTGTTCTTCTTTATTAAATAATCCTTCATATTGCTTGTATAGATTCTCGCGATAGTCCAAAAAAAAAGAAGATTACCATAAACAAAATCAAAAGATACATTCTTAAAAGATTCTGCTGTCGCGATATCGAACTCGTAAGATTCTAGTTCATACTTCTTTGTGAATATATTATACTTCTTTGTAGGAAGATATAGAACTGCCAATATGTTATGTACGTTGTTTAGGAATCCAGCAGCATAGAACTCTTCTATATCTACCATCTGTGCCAAGCTTAGCTTTCCAAAGTTGGTTCTTCCATATCTTTTACCTTCATGCTTGAATGTTATATCATTCCTTTGAACTGGAAGAGTTCCTACAAAGTTCCAATGAGCGTACTCTTCTTTAATCTCATCGAATGTCATCTTCTCTACTTCGGCAGGGTCTACATCTTTCAATATAGAAAGCCTCTGTACTATCAAGTCAAGATCATCATCTGCTTGAATCTGTATCAGTTCCAACGCCATTTTAAGCGTTATGTCATTCCAGGATTTTTCTTTGTTTTTCATTTCTATAAATATATTTTTTTCGTTATATGTTTTTCGCGTACGCTTTCAGTCTATTATAGACTCTTTCTCTACAAGCTCCGCAAGATGGAGTAAACTCTTTCAAGTCTGGGAATATGATGTTATTTAGATTAAACATAAGAGTACATTGCTCTGTGTTTATGAAGTCTTTACCTTCAAGTTCTGCCATCAATCCTTTTAGTTTTTCGTGGTTCTCTTTCATATCATTTTGTTATTTTTTCTATAATGGTCGCTACCACCGATGCGAGGCATGCCATTTGTATATTCCAAGTACATATCAACACAGCCCAGAATGTTAGACAAGTAGTACAATATATAAGTCTGTGTATCATTCTTTTGGGTTTATATTCTGGATTGTCATATTCTTCTGCTTTGAATCCAAAGAATCTCTTTATGTGTAGAACAGGTTCTGCTACCTGAAGTAGCCATCCGATGCTGGCCCAGAATGCGATGTCGTATATCATAGCTTTTTCTTTATCTCTTTTTTTAGGTCTGTCATCATTTTATAGATAGAATATTTTGATTTGTAGTTTATCTGTTTTCCATTCACGACTTTGTAGAAAGTATATTTGTCTTTTATCTTGTCGTATGTAAGGTCTTCCATAAAGTAAGCCTTGAAAAGTATCTGATGTGATGGGTGTAGTGTTGGGTATATGTCGTGTATCTTTAATATGTTGTCGATTTGTTCGTCTGTATAGATTCCTCTTAGGTCTGCTATGTATGGGTCTTCTGATTCTATGATTGGTGGTTCCGAAGAGTCTGGGATTTGATCTGTCATTTTGTCTCCTTGATAGAGATGTTTTCTGTTGAAAGGGCTTGTCTTGTGCCTACCCTGTATCTTCAACCAGCTAACAGAGAATCCTTCGAGCATCTTGCCATCCATATAGGGTTCAAGCTTTGTCTTGTTTTCGTAAAGGAATATGGCGAGTTCTGATACAAGTTCAGAAGGGTCTACATTCTTCGTCCAGGTTATGTTCGACGCACATTCACATAGATATGAATATCTTTTTGTCAAGAAAGCATCGATTACTTTTTTATATTCTTTTTGTGTCATTAAGTATATATTAAAAAAACGAGTTCTCTTGGATTTACAAGTATCCAAAATCATAAATCTCACCGGCTGAACCACCCATTTTCTTTTTGTAAAGTATAGCATACCTAATCGCATCCATCGCGTCATCGTGGAGCTTTACAGGTTCGTCTTGTAGCTTTTCGTTTATGACTTTCCATTTATAGTTCCTGAACTCTCTGGCAACATTATTAGAGTCTTGATGATAGCTTAGACCAATGGATTTGACTGCGTCAATCCCTTCTTTGACATTCTTTATAGCATTGTGTATATTGTATCCAGCTCTTCTAATCTCTTCGATTATCTCTGGTCTCGCGTAGTCTGCTACTATCGTATCTCTTTTAGATATTCCTAACATTCCCATTCTTTCAATAAGTTCTAATGTTGTTAGATAGGATTCATAGATTGCTTCTTTGACATAGACGTGGTTCTCTACGAAGTCGCATCTGATTAAAGCAGTAGGGTGTTGATATCCAAAGTCTAATCCCCATATTGTATCTTGTGGTATAGGAGATTCTTCGAATGTCTTCTGGTGTGAATATATCACATGGTTCGATTTACTTGGAAGACCTAAAGCATATATGTTGTAGTAGTCTTGGTCTACCTTTATCAACTCTTCAATCTCTTTGACAAGGTCTTTCGATAGGAACGAGTTGTCTTTGTATGTAGAATGTATCTTTATAGCATTGTCTTTATCCATAAGCTCATAAAGCCAGTGGTCTGAATCCGATGGATTAAAATCAAAGAAAAGCTTCTCAGATGTTCTGAAGTTTAGTTGATTGAACTCTTCGAATGATAGCTCGTTGCTTTCGTTGGCCCATAGAATATCTCTCTTTCTACCTCTGACTTTTTGCGAATCATCTAATGAAAAGAACTCTAACTTGGAACCATTGTCGAAGACATATATGTTTTCTGTCTTGTTATGCTGCTTCTCAGAGTATATCTTTAGCTCAGTCATAATATCTATCATATCTCTCATTACGGTACTTCTAAGAGAAGGGAATGACTTTCTAACGATGCTGACAAGCTTGCCTGGATTGTTTAGGCAATATACTATCATCAACTGACAAAGAGAATATGTCTTAGATGAACGAGTCGACCCTTGATTTACTATGAATCGGATCGACTCGTCATTAAGGCATTCATAGTTCTTTGTAAAGACACTAGTATGTTCTATTTGGAGTTCCATCAGATTCCAAGCTCATTCAGTTTTTGTTCTCTTTTATCAGAGATATATTTTTTGATTATGGCAACCATATCATTACACATTCCCATCTCAGATTCCCATCTAAGTACTTCAACACCATTTAAGAAAAGGATATATTCTACATACCCTGTTCTTTTGGCAGTCTGGTGCCAAGAATGTTGATAGGAAAATCCTTGCTGTAGCAGTTTATCCAGTTCTGGATTGCGAGTCTCCCATTCAGGGTTAGATCTAAAATCCATTACTTTCTTCTCTTTGATTTTATGGTTTTCTTTATCGCTTCGTCGAACTCTGAAGGAGTAAGTATAGTATCATCTTCTAAATGTACCACTTCTTCTAAGAATGGTCTGAATCGAGGTTGTTCGTTCCATATAATGGAAAGTTGTTCTTGTGTCATTAGGTTAAAGTCATATGTATTTCCTCCAACATATATCATTCTTCCTTTATACTCTTCTTTAATGCGTACTTTTATCATCATCATCTTTCTTTTTTTCTACCAATCTGATTACGGTTATCTTTTCGCCGCCAGTGGTTATGTCGAGGTTCTCTCCCCATCCTTTTCTTTTCCCTTTTGTCTTTAGATAGAACTGGATAGAACTATCTGAACCTTCTTTTATTCTTTTAATCAAAGCACTTTCTACGAAGTCTATCTGTTCTTCTTCTGCGTTCTTTACCATTTCTTCAAAATCAGGGTCTGTCTTCATCCAAAGATAGTATGTCATTCTATCTACCTTAGATACATCACAAGCTTTTGATATGTTGAATAAGCACTCCTTGAATGCTTTAAGGAATCTTGCTTGTGATTCCTTTGTCTTCTTAGGATTTCTGTTTTCATTCATTTTGTTTATTATTGTTTTTTTATAGCCAAGAATGCCTCTCGAATAAAGTATATCATATACTATATATTATATTGCTCTCTTCCTTTGCTCTTTCGGAAAATCGAAGAGTTCTTCCCATTCGTCGAAGTACTCGTCTCTTCTTTTTGAAAGGGCCCAGACAAGAGTCTCGAGATCAAGCTTAGTCATCTTCTTCTTCAGAAGCATCTCTCCTATCTCGAGTATCTTTTCTTCCATATCGTCTCTTAGGAACGATGCCAGTTCATATTCTTCTTTAAGTATCGCTTCTGCGAGCTCTCTAGTGGAATCGAGAAAATATTCTTCGAGACCAGTCATTATAGGTTCTATCTTCATTTGTGTTCGGATCTTTTCTATGATATAAATATAAAAAAACCTGTTAGAGTTTTTCTAACAGGTTTTCTTCGTTGACGCAATGAATAAATATTATATATTATATTCCTAACTCTTTTAAAAGTTTACTTCTTCTTTCTTTTATCTTCCAGTTATTAAAAGGATCTACCTCAATCTCTTTAATCTGGCTTTTTTTTCTTTTTCCTTTTGTTCCTGCTTTGTAGTATGATACAAAGTTCATTCCATTCTTTCTATTACAAAAGGTATATTCAAAGCATTCTCCGAACTTTCCATATATAAGCCCTTCTCTTTCTGCTATCAGCGATTCTACATATTCGTAGTATCTGTTGAACTCGTCAAGTTCTTCTTGTGATGTTTCTATGTCATTCCAATCTATATTCATATTTATTATATTATTTTTTTTATAGTAAGTTAAAGCCGTTGTTGATATATTTGTAGCAGTACCAGTCGAACCATTCTTGTTGTTTTGTATCTGTGTCTAAATGATCCATAAACTTCAAAGGTCTTTTGTTTACGAAGTGGTCTCTTGGTATCTGGTACATCGTAGCCATATCTTTTCTACCACCTTTTACTTTTTCATATTTACCGCTTGCTATCATCGCTTTGATGTCTTCTGTTCTTTCTATGAAGAAGAAGTCTTCAAAAGGATAGTAAAGAATATAGTAGTCTGCTGTAGTTGTCGAAAGGCCAGAAAGAACTCCGTTCGATTCTGTCTCTATTACTACCATTGGATGTCTAAACTTTTTATATTCATAGTAGTTCGCTTTTACTTCGAATGTCTTTTCTTGGTCTTTGATAGTAGCTTTGATATCCCACTCTTTGAACTTTCCTTCTGATATCTCTGTGATTTTCCATCCTTTTTCGATTAGATGCTTAGCAACTTGCTTTTCTCCCCAAGCACCTTCTTTCAATCTTTCTTTAAACCATTGTTCTAGTTCTTCGCCTCTTAGATTTGTTCCGTTTTCATTTTCCATTATTTTTTTACTTTTCTTTTATATATTCATAAAAAAAAACGTCTTTTTCATACTATGGATTCTTTATAGTCGAAAAAGATTCCGTATATTTGTAAGACAAAAGAGATACGAACTTTAAAAACTAAAAACTATGAAAATCTTTATTAAAAACGACTTGACAATGGCTCGCGAGCTTGATGGTGTTATCTACAATGAATATGATTCTGTATCAGATTGCGATTTGTTCGAAGAGACAGAAGAAGGTGAATATGAAGTTGAAGTAGACGACTATGATGTAGAAGATTGTAAAATGACTCTTGTTTTGTATATCGCAGGTATCGAAGGTGCTTTAAGAATATCTTGTGAAGAAGAGATATCTGGAATCGAAGATGATTATGGAATAAATATCTATGATTATTTTTACGGAGAAGAGGAATATTAGAAAAAGATCCGTACTGAAGTTGTTTATATGGAATATAAACACTATATTTGTTAAACACTAAAAGAAAAACATTATGAAAAACGCATTCAACGAAGAAAAGTTTAGAGAAGAGTTTGCTAAGTTTAGCACCGTAAGAGATATAGCTCAAAGATATTTAGTAGATACAGATCATGTTATCTCTATGGTAAAAGACTTAAAAGAGAAAAAAGTTTTGAATCTTGACGATGATTATATGAATGATTCGGATATCTGGAATGAAGAGCTTGAGTGCTTTACTACAAGCTTTGCGATGTTGGTATGGAGAGAAGTTATTTTACCAGCGTTCGGATATTCGTATGATGAATATCAAGTTTTCAATGATATTCTAAAATCTTTGAAAAAAGTTGGTAAATCTATATAAGTTCCGTATATTTGTTAAACACTAAAAGAAAGACATTATGAAAAACTACACGACATTAGCACCACAGACACACCCAGAGTTAGGATTCTCTGTTGATAGATTCCAAGACTTGACAGCAGGCTTCAAAGAGTTTTTGAAAGACGATAGAACAGACGGAGTCAAAAAGACTTCATATAGCGTATATAGACAGCTTGGTATCATTACGGCTTATGATACAGAGGATGTGTTTTTGGCAGCAGGAAGAGTTCTATACGACCAAAACTATACAGAGTATAAAGCAATCGACAAAGAGATTGGTAAAGGTGGAGTTAGAAAGGTTCGTCTTCATGTCTTTACGATACCAGAAGAGCTTAGAACAGAAGACAACCACAATAATGATATGGGTTTTTTCTTGACATCAGAAGGTCAAAGAGCAGTAGATAGTGTATCGATACACTTTGACTATATTCCTGGTGCGTGGGATCACGTCATAGCAGAAGTATGGTTTGCTCCAAAGGCTGCGAATGGTGGTTCGAATATGATTCCTAAAAAGAAAAAGAGAAAATAAAAATAAAAAAAGCATTCAATCTACTTGAATGCTTTTTTATTTTATACTAGTTCTTTAAACATATTCCTTTTATGATAGTAGTCAAAATGTGTACCATCAAGCATCTCAAAGAGTTCTCCGCTTAAAGTCGCCACAACATATCTATCTTTATCCGTGTTCCAGATTTTTACTATCTCAGACTTCATATCTTTATATATCTCTGCGTTATATTTTATTTTTAAATGTTCTTCTACTTCATATCTTTTATTTGTGTTAGATTTATTATTTAGCTTTTCTTTTAGGAATATTCTATATTTTGATATTCCAGTATCTCTTTGTATACTTTGTATCCTAAAATCTAAGTCTGTTGATGTTCGTATGAATAATAATCCAGTTCCATCTATTAGAAGCTCTTTTTCCATCATATTCCTAGTTCTGTTAGCTTTTTATCTCTTTTATATCCTTGAACTTCTTTAAGAAGATCCGAACCAACCACGAAGCTATATCTTATGTCATAATATTCAGATTCGCCGAAGCTCATTACTACTGCTTCTTTTAGTTCTACCTCTACCTCTATAAGATATTCGTAAGCTTGATGTGTCTCTAAGACATATTCTACTGATTTGACATTATCATTGTCTAGGTCGTATTTATCGACAATCCATTCGATAATATCTGGCTCGATTGAGCGAACAAGTTCTCTGACTTGTCTGTTTTTTGTTCTATATTCCATTGTGTTTTGTTTATATTTATTATATTGTAGATTCATTATTTGTTTAGACACGCTCGCTGGAGGCGGCTCGGCGACTTTAAGTTTATGATATAATATTGTTAGGTTAGTTATTAGATATAGCAAGTCCTTTATCCTTCATATTAAGAATCTCTAAGAAGAGAAAACTAATGAAAGATTTGAAGAAGATTACTCTTTCTTCCTAGCAGATAGCACCCCACAAGCCTTGCTAAATCTTGTGATCCTCCAGATATGTTCTTTCATTGTTAAGAGACATATTTCATTTGGTGAGGTCAGGCTTAAAGCATTTCTGCTATGAAGGACTCGTTGTGAGGTAGCACAGAGCGAGATTGGTTGCCTTTCCATTCTATCTACTTTTCTCGACCACCATTCATATAAGGATTGCGGCCCTTATATGAATGTCTTTCAACCTGTGGTTTTGATTTACTATGATGATAGTTCGAACTATCTTTCTCATAGAAGGTATTGTTTTGATTCTTTGGTAGAACGAGGAGCCAGTACCTGTGGAGGAACCTCTTTATTGTATATATTATATTCTTCTTCTCCCCTATTGTTTTATTCGAAAGTTTTTTTTATCTTTGTCAAAACATGCCACATCATGATATACTATATTACTAATAATAATATTTTTGGATTACCACCACATGTCTGAATGTAGGAGCCGAGCCCTAGCCTCGGTGCGCGTTCTAAACAACTTTTAGAAGACAACACATACAATAAACAAGCAAAGACAATATGAAAGCAACATTGAGAATCACAAAGAACACCGTACCGAGAATGCTCGCAAGCTACATCGGAAGACCAGGTAAGGGAAAATATTGGGGATTAGGATTACATCTATACACAGATACACAACTTGAGAAGATAGACTCTATAGCAAAGGATTTGGTATGCGATCTAAACGGAATCACAAAGCAACTTCAGACAACGATACAACAAGAGATTAGAGATAGAAAGATCAACAAGATCCTAACATGTTAGGATTCCAAAACATGCCACATATGGTTTAAACAATCCACTCTTTCCAAAAACAACTTTTGGAACTTGATACATACAATAAACAAAGAAAACAATATGACAACAGAATATTATTATTACCTGCCAGTAGAAGGTGAAGAACATATCCACGAAAAACAATGGGATATGCTACTTGAAGTAGGGCAAACACTACACTATAATAAAGAGACCTATAAAGTCGTAGAGGTAAGAGCAGAGAAAGAAGACGATGATACAACATGTGTATTCATAAGCTGCGAACCAATCGGTTATTACTTTAGCGTACAACAAGTTATTAGAGACCAAAAACTGAAAGAACTAGGAATATGAAAGCAACGCACATCAGTCAAAATGGTTCTATGAAAGGAAGACCATTCAGACCAGTCAAAGCACCATTAGAGCCAGGATACTATCACAACATCTACTCCGAACAGATTGTTGAAGCAATATCAACGCTTCTACTAGAAGGCGAAAGAACCAACATTAGACATGTTGACGAAAGAATCAAAGACAACATTAGTAGTATCTATCTATCTGGTGCTGACATAGAGGAATATTTCCCTGGTTGTTTGGAGTATCAAAAACAATCGGAAGCTATCGCGAGAAAGCTTTACCCAACATTCTACTAAACCTACAAGTTTCTACTTCCAGAAGTCTTCATATGGCTCCTGGAAGATGAACTCGTATCCGACCATTGATAGATACTTCTGTGTCTTCTCGTCTGTTCGGATTCCAATATGGAACTCTTTCTCATAGTGCTTGATGATGCTATTACAATATTCCTGCTTCACATTCCACGGAGCGTGATTCTGGCCCCTAAGCTGCTTGTTGTTGTAGAACTTCAAGCACTTTCTACATATGTTCGAACGAGAAGTCCAAGTATTGTGTATGAAGCACCTACCACATATCTTCACATCTCCTTCGAACACTGCTCTATAGAGGTTCGTCGATGATGACGTATCAGACTTCCTACCTGTTGACTTTGGAACTTTGACTGGCTTTGGCTTGTTGTTCTTTCCTGGGCCTCTACCTCTCTTCTTCTTTGGCTCGATTGGCTCTCCCTTAGAGACTTTGACTGCCTCTTCCTTCTCTTTCTCTATCTTGATAGCCAAGTATCTCTCTACGGCCGCTACATTAAACCTATGTCTTGCTTCTGCCAACAGACCTCTTCTTCGTATCAGCTGGTAGAACGAGAAGCTAATCTTTCTTAGAGCTGCCAATGACTCGTGTGTCGCGGCTCTTTCCAATATTGCTTCATCTGTATATGCGTTTTCCCCTTTCTTCATATAGTATATATTGGAAAGTCGGTTCTCTGCTGCTACTCTATAAGCTTTTTCGCTTCTTCTTTGTAGCCGGTCATTTTTTTGAAGAACTCTTTAGACACTACAAAGAAAGACCTGTTGCCAAGCTTCATAGAGTTTTCATCCATAGACTTTACTTCGGAATATATCCATATAGATGCTAGACCTTTAGATAGAAGATTCGCGATTCCGAACGCGGATCCTCCCATAATGAACTTGTCTGCCATAAAGGCCAACATTACCGTACCAAGATATAGGAACACTTTAGATGTCATTCCTTTTCTAAGCATCGCGCTTCTAAACGACTTCCAGCCATTCATCTTTACAGAGACATATATTGCCATCAAAGTGTCGATTGCTATCATTAGAATAAGCATTAGAAGCAATCCTTGTATAGGTGCTAAAAATGTAGTTATAGTAAGTATCAAGTTCTTTATGAAGTTCATTGTCGTCTTTTATTTTTTCTCTACGAATATCATTAGCCATTCATGACGACAATATGGAGTAGTCTCTCCAGTATCTGGATTGGTGTAGAACCCACCGGCATATTCAAAAGGAGATAGGTTGAATCCGTTAGACATAGTGTTTATGTCTTCTCTGGAGTAGTATCTATCTGCGTCTAATATAAGAGTACAAAAAGGTCGAGTTCTTCCATCAGGTAGCTTCTTTGGGCCATCTATTCCAGCTCTGAGGTCATATCTCCATCTAACTTCGTACTTGTCTCCTAATGTAGGTCTTTTAATCTCTCTTCCTTTTGGTGGTCTTCCAGGAACTCCGGTCTTTATAGCAAGATCGAACTCTCTAATCATCTCTGGAGTCATTGGCATCTCGTCTATAATCCTGAACTTTCTAGCAGGTTCGCCTAACTCGTTTATCAGTTTTATCTGACGCTCGAGTTCTATCTGCTTTACTTCTTTCTTTAAAGAGCTTTTTATTATATCTATATTAGGTATACACATTAGAAAGTCATTATCATTCTTCCGCTCTCTACGTGAGAGTATACTGCTGGAAAATCTACGGTTCCAGTCTCCGGCATAGGGCCTTGACACAAGTATGCGTCATAGCTCCATTGAGATAGGCCATCATATCCATAAGAACCAAGTCCTGAAGCAGTAAAGGCAAGTATAGAATGATTAAGGTCTTCAGAAGCAGTCGCTGCTGTCAATATCTCTATAGAAAAAGCGTTGAATCTGTTAGGATTTGCGCTCATCTCTATGTTGTTCGTGAATAAAATCTCTTCTTGTGTCAAAGCATTGACTATCTTCCAAAGAAAATATGGTTCGGTAAAAGCCGTAGATATGCTTTCATTGAAAGTAAAGACGGGTGTGTTTATTCCTTCTTTTAATATTATCATGGGTTTGGATTTTGATTTTTTCCATAGCTGATTCTTCTATCACAATCGATACAAGGATTATCAAGGTAGATGTCAGAGTCGAAAGCTGAATCGAAGTTAGGATATATTGTCATATCTGTAGTGTTTAGCCATAAAGGAAAGTCGGCAGACCATCTGTTTAGATAGTTCTTAGCCATCTCTTCGAATGCTTCTGCTCTATTCTTAAGTTCGTGTCTTAGATACTTCATCTCTTCTAATGTAGAAGGTTGTGCCATCTCGTCTTGTAGCCTAACACTTCCTTTGTTCCTTAGCTTGATTGCTAAAAATGGTATAGCAAGCTCTGTTGCTCTGTTAGCGATTCCTTGCTTTAAAAAATCTACAAGAGAAGTCTCCTTAGCATTCAAAGAGTTCGATTGAATCTTTGTGTTAAGGTCGTTGTATAGAAGCTCTCCAAGAATCTCTCTAGTATACAAAAGCTGTGCTGTCTCGATATGAGATACAAGCTCAAGCATATCGATGTTGTTGTTTAGAGGAGTCTGAGTCTTCAGGTAGTTCTGGTTGATCCAAGGATATGTCGTCATTATGCTGTAGGATTTATTTTAAGTCTGTTGAATGAAAACTTCACATCTATGCTATTCATTCTCAATATGTTGTTTATAGTCTTTTCAAGAACTATCTGGTCTGGTCTAACCACGAATCTTTCGAATGCCTGTACTTTGATTCCAAAGTCTCCTGTTCCAAGTTGACCTGGTATAGCGATACCGAAAAGTTCTGGTGTAGTTATACGAGCTCCAGTAAGTATCTTCTCAGTTATCTGGTCTGCGATTACCGTAAACTGCTTGTCTACAGACGCAACATCGATTGGCATTATCTCAGGAGCTAACTCTTTGCCATCCGAAAAAAGCACGACTGCTTTGCCGCTATTCTTCACACCGCCGAAGGATCTTTTAAGACCATTTACGATAGAACTTCTTTCTTCCAATGAACCTGGTTTTCTGAAAAACTTTATGATTACAGAAGGATTGAATCCATTCTCTATCAAAGATTTATAGTAAAGACCAGTCTGTGATTCTAAAGTTATCCAATCCATAGATGCTTGATATGCTGGTTCTCCATAATATTCGTTAGATACCATTTGTACTGGTACATAAAGAATCTGTCTATGGTCTTGCTTGTTCTTAGGGTCTAATGTTGGAATGACAACTACTTCTGGTCTATGTGTAGCCCAATCTCTAGAGTAGTAGTACTCTTCAACAGCTCCTTCTTCGAACTTTCCGCTTCTGATGTTAGCAGGGTCTAATCTGTTTACCTCTACTACTCTTGAAAAGTCAAGAGACCATATTACTTCATATATGAATGCTCCATATAGTTGGAAGTCAAGAGTCGTATCATTGATATCACGCATTACATCGTCGATTATCTTCAAAGCATTTATTTTTTCTTGTTCTGTCAAGTGATCCCATTTGACATCGTATCCGTCTCCAGCCATCATCTGTGCTTTTGTCTTTACGATTGCTTGGTGTGTAGGAGAACTATTAAACATATCTTTAAGATATTCTGGATACAGATTGTCTGCTCCATAGTTTACCCATTCTTTATTCCTATCTTCTTTTATTCTTGGCAGGTCAGTCCATTGTGAAAGAGAAAATCCTTCTACACCATCTGGAGTATAGCTGATAGTCTCAGGCTCTGCGACAGATGGGTTTTGTTTATTTATTTGATATCCGAAAATCTTCATATCTTTTTTTTATTTTATACAATAAATATATCTGGTAGTCTTTTCGTTTTTTTAGACAAAAAAAGACCGCTCATAAAGCAGTCTTCTTTTATACACATATTAGATTAGATTAGATTAAGCAACAATCGCAGATACGATAGTTGGATCTACACCCCAAGCTTGTAAAGGTTCCATCGCAGTAAATGTGATAGTGTATCCATTAGCATCAGCTTTGGCAGTTCCAGTAGAACCATCGATTGCTGATACATATGTTCCTTCAGAAGCACCTGACAACCAGTAGTTTCCATTAGAATCAAGTACAACAATCATAAGTTGTTTTTGTCCTGCGACAAGTTGCTCGATTGCTGTTCTTTTAGTAGTCTCTCTTCTTGAAAGTACCAATGTGATTACTTGGTTGAAGAAAGTAGTTCCCGCAACCATATCGATTGCTACGGTCTCTTGGAAAGAACATACGTTCTTGTTAGTTTGGAACTCGTAGAACTTAGTAGAACCAGCCATTGTGATTCCGTCTACCCAGTTCCCTACTTGTGGAGAAGTAGCAGCACCGATTACATAAGCAACATTGTCATAATCAGTTATGAAGATTTTATTTATACCTCCTGAGTTCGTTTCGCATGATTTAGACAATCCTGCGGTTAAAGCATTACATATAGCCATTTTATTTATTTTATTTTTTTAATAAAAAGAGGATCAGAGACCCTCTTTTTTAGTTTTGTTTATCTTAGTTGTAGAACACGATTTCAGAACCGTATACATACCCTACCGCGAACTTGAACTCTGCCGTCATTCTAACGGTTGGCTCGCCCGTGATCTCAGATTGTGGTAAAATCCTAACTGCTTCAAAATCAGACATTAAGTCAGTCAATAATAAGAAGTTAGACAATCTACCAGCTACCATTCTGTTAGCGCTCATTCCTTTTGCTTCGATTACTTTTACTCCTAAGAAAGAAAGTTCAGAATGGTCTTGGATGTAGTAAGCTTCAGCAGACGCAGCAGCTAATGCTTGTCTGTAGAATCTATAAGCAGCAGAACCAAGCATGATTACAGCCTCGTCTAATATTTGTGCTGGGATAGCATTGTATACTAAAGAGATTTGTGCGATGATGTTAGAAGCAGACAATGTAGTAGAAGCAACATCGATTACAGCTGTGTCAGCTAAAAGTTGTTTTTCTAATCCGTCAGCTAATGGCAATGGGTAAGAAGCCGTAGATCCTAGATTCCCTTTCCATACTAACTGCTCTAAATCAGCAGATACTTTGTTAGATACTTCAGTCAACAAGAATGCTTCAACAGATGCTGGCATTACTTCGTTGTTGTTAGACCCTGGTCTCAAGATTTGAGAAAGGTAGTTAGTCTCGAAAGTTCTTTTACAATAAGACAAGTTGATTTTGATTGGTTCAACCTCGAAAGATTTTTGAGCTAAAGTTCCTTCTCCTGTGTTAGAAAAAGTACAATCAGCAGATTGAAGTATGTTGCCAATATTCAGTTGTGCTAACTTGATTTTTGATTTTACATTAGCCACCAATGTAAAAAGGCTTTTTGATGATCCAGTTAAAAGCGCATTCGCATAGAATCCTTCTGCGTCTTTTCCGTAGAAAGTCGTGTTATCTGTGAAAGATAGTTTAAAATCGTTTTTCATTTTTATATTTTTGTTTTTTATGCTATAAATATATATAGCTGTTTTTTTGTGCTTTTTTTAGCTTAATATCTTCTTAATGAGTTTAATCTGTTTAAGATATAAGTTTCGTTTTCTTCTCTTTTGATTTCAAGATCAGTTTTGATTTTGATGCTTGAAGCACCAGCTTTTTCAGAAAGAACAGAAAGTTTTTCTTCAAGCTCTTTTACTTTTGACAAAGCAGTCTCTTCTTCGACAGCAGGTTCTACATTTTCCAATGCGTCTACTCTTGAAGAAAGGTCAGCGATTACGCCTCTTAGTTCATCGATGATAGCAACATAGTCAACTTCAGCAACAGGAGCAGCAGCAGGAACATCTCCTTCAGCCATCTCTTCTTCTTCTACAGACTCTTCTGCTGCGATTATTTCAGCAACTTTTCCTTCAGCAACAACAATCTTAGTTCCGTCTTCTAGTTCGTATGTTCCGTTATCAGCAGCAACCTTAGTTCCATCTTCCAATATCAAAAACACTTCTGTTCCAACGGCACCTTCGCCTTCCCAAGTTAGTGTTAGGCCGTCTTTTGTTTTGTATTCCATAAGTATTATGTTTTTATTTTTATCTTCCATTTCGGAAGTCATTTTTATTAGTTCAGTCTCGGCTTTGATCTCGATAGAGAATCCTTTTACCTTTTCTGATTTTACATCGTTCATCCAAAATGATTCGTCTTTTACTTTTACACCAGCGAACCAAGTTCCTTCTGGTAAAGAAAATCCGTAGTCTTGGGATTTATCATTGCTTCCTGTTATCCAGTTCTGTAAAAGAACTGCGTCTACAGACTTTTCAGAATGTTGAAAGTTGAATGCTTTGTTGTCTCCGTTTTCGTTGTACTTGTCAGCGATTGTCTGTATAGTCTCTTTGTCGAAAACAATATTGTAAAGGTCTCCATTAGAAGCTCTTCTTAATATAAGCTTGTCTGGTATCAACAAAGGGCCAAAAAGCATCTGCTTGTCTTTGTTAGCAGAGAATAATATGTCTTCAAGCTCTTTAGATAGCTTGATCCAGTCTACTTCGATAGCTGGAGAATCTACTAAAGATATTCCGTAGACTCCTGTCTCGTTGTCGTCTTCATTGACTACAATCTTGTATGTTGGCAACTTTTTTTCCATTATGAGAAAAATATATTTTTTCGTCTTTCTGTGCTTTTTTAGAAAGATGTTCTTCTGTTCTGTTCTGCTTGGCTCTTTTGTGCGTTAGTTATCGTACTTTCTTTTACATATGTCTCGATAGGTCTGTTTATGATATCAAGAACCAATGACTTGAACTCTTCCATATCATAAGAAGGAGTAGATACTGGAACAGATGCCATTCCACCATCTCTGAATGGGATTGGCTTTCCGCCACCAGCTTGGTTGATAGTATCCAAAATCTTGGCATACTTCTTAGAAGACTTCGCATTGATTACTACTTCTCCATTAGAAAGGTTCGCTTTGATCTTGTCGTCTTTTGGCCCACCTGGCCCTACAACTAATCCACCATCAGCAAAGTTAGGCTGTTGAGCTGCTACAAAGAATGCTTCAGCGGCTCCTGCCGTGATGATGTAAGGAATCATAAACTTTTCCTTGATTAAAGCTCTCGATACGGCAACAGCAGTGTTTATACCAATCTGTATGATATCCATTCCTTTATCTATGTTGAACTGCTTTATCTTTTCATCTCTTACTTTTTTGTCATACTCTACCTGTAAAGCTATCTTTTTTTCTTCTAGTACTTTTCTTTCATCTATCTTTGCTTGTTCTGCCGCAGTTATCTGCTTGTCTCTGTTATCATAGTCAAGAAGTTCCGCGTCTATATCAGATAGCCTTGCGTCTCTTTCATCTTCTATCCTGCTGATATTTTCAGCCATAGTAGCATCAGCAAAACTTCTTAAAGTGTTGTATAGAGATTGTGCCGCAGCAATCAGATAGTCATTCTTCTTTTGTTCGATAGCTATCTCTTCATCTGCTTGTCTTTGCTTTTCAGTTTTTCTACCTTTCCCGAACTCTACTATAGATTCTTGTGTCTTTTCACCATATACAACTCCAATCGCAAGAAGGTTCTCCTCGTGATTCTGTTTTATATTTGCTTCTTCTTTGTTGAAGTCTTCGTCTATCTTCTCTTCTTCTTTTCTGAACTCCCTTTTACTAATCTCGCCAGTAGCATAAGCTGCTTTATTGTCAGCAAGTCTTTTTTGTTGGTTAGAGTAGTTTTCAAAAGTAGCCTTTTCAAAATATTTTTGTTCTTCTTCTGATACCTTTGCGAAGTTGTCGGCCAAAGATTTATTTAGACCATCTTTATCCCCAAGAAGAATAAGAACTCTTTCTTTTTGTGCTTCTGTCAAAACCTTACTCTCTTTCTTTGTCAGGTCGATTAGGGCATCCAATCCAACCTGACCTTCTTTTGGGTCTATACCGAACTTGATTCCACTACCTTCAAGAGATTTGTTTATATCTTCTTCACCTTTCTTTATTATATTATATTTTTCTCCATATAGTGCGGCAAGAATCTCAATGCTTTTTTGATTAGCACCAAGTTGGTCTAAGTTTGACTTTCTACTAAGATCGAATAAGCCTTCAACATTACCTTTATATTTTTGATAGTACTTCTCAAGGTCTTCAACAGCACTTTGTGGGATAGTCTCTTGAATAAAAAATCCTTCTCCTTTGGCTTCTATTTTTGTCTGTTGTGGATCTTCTTTCAGGAACTCCTTTGCGTCAGCAATCTTTTTCTTACTTTTTATATTTTCAGCTTCAATCTCCGCAATGGCTCTATCAACATCTTGTTGTGTTATCATTCCGCCTTCAACAAGCTCTTTGTTTAGTCTTTTTTGTTCGTCAACATTTCTTTGTTTACTCGCCAATAAAGCTTCTTCTGTTTTGATTGTCTCTTCAAGACCTTCTCTATAAGATTTATTGCTATCTTGAATATCTTTATCAGATTTCAATATTTCTACCGCATCTTTACCAAAAGTCTTTTGATATTCGGAAAGCTTCATTTCCATTTGTCTCGCGTTGTTTAGAAAATCAATGAATCTTTTATACTCGTCTGTCGCAAGAACTCTTTTAGTAGTCTCTTCTAAAAGCTTTCTTCTTCTTTCAGCCCAGTCTTTTTGTATATCGTAGATTGATTGTTCTCCTTGCGTTGTTATTGCTTGAACTACAAGATTACTACTTTTTAAATATGCTTGATATTCAGCACCTGATTGTATCTTTGTTTTCAATGTCGCTTTTTCGACATCGGTCATAGCTTTGCCAGTAGAAGCTTCTGTCTCCTTTACCTTGATATCTACAAGTTTTTGTAGTTCTGTCTCTTGTTTTCTAATCTCTTCGGTTATTTGAGATTCAGTATCAAGTCTTAGTAGTGCCACAGCATTAGCTTCGCTTTCTCCAGAAGAGTTTAGTAAAAGTTCTTGTTGTAGGGCAATATTGTCGTTGGTCTCTACAACAAGTTCGTCAAGAGCTCTTTGATATTCTTCGTTTAGCTCTTTTAGTTTTTTAAGATAGTCTGCCTCCTGCTTTACTTTACTATTATTCGTTTTGGTCTTAGAATCAGCGATTGATTTTGCTTTATCTTGTTCCGCCTTTAAAGCATCTGCTGCCTCTTTTTCCCTTGCTGCTTTTTGTTGAGCCGTCTCTTTTGTGTTTAGATTCGCGTTTATATTTAGAATCTTGTCAGCTCTAGCTTCATATCCTTTAGCAATCGCATCATTTGTTGCTGCTTCATCTTCAAGTTGTTGTTTCCAATGTGATAGATCGGCTCTTCTAAACTCTTCATTGAAGTAGTTCTTTCTTTTGATATCAGCAATCTCATCTCTGATTCTTTGGATTCTACCACCAGATTCTCTTTGTTGTTGTGCCAATAATAATAAAGCTTCTATCTTTGATTCGTTTATCTTAGATAGTATTCTGTTTTTAGCACCAACTACATAGTCTGCTTGTGCTATATTTACTTGCTTTAAGAATGCGGTCTCGTCAGTAAGGTTCTTCAAAGTAGTACCATATTGGTCGTTTATCTTTTTGATTGCGATTGCTCTTTCCTCACTACCAGTTTTTAGTTGCTTTAATGCTTCTATTTGGCTGTTGAATGTTCTAAGTTCTACTTCAAGATCCGCTCTTGATTTTGATATACTATCATTTAAAGCCTTTTGACTTTCACTAACTTCTTTCTGACTTGAACTAAATGCCATTAAAGCCGTTGTAGCGACTACTAAGACAGCAACAAGTGCCATCACAGGGTTAGCAGTCATTGCGGCATTTAAAGCTCTCTGTGTGATTGTAGCAGTTCCATTAGCAACAGCAACACCAGCCTTAGCAATGGCTTCTTCACCTGCCAGTGCTATAGTAGTTTTTCTTAATCCATTTTGAATAAATAAAGAAGCGGCACTTTCTTTTTGTAGAACTTCTCCTACTGCTTGAATCCCTTGAAGTATAGACATCGCAGATTGAACTTTTAATAAACTTGCTTCAAGTTGTTTGTTTTGTCCGCCGAATAAAGCAGCGGCTCCTTGTGCTGCCGCGAATGCTCCAGCTATACCAGAGGCAATGCTTGTGAATCCTTTAAGGTTCTTCAAGTCATCTCCTAAATATTTAGTAGTCGCACCAAGGTCTCCGATTTTATCCTGTAGTTGACCTGCGGCCGTCGTTATGGATTGGAATGCCTGAGAGCCTTCTTCTACTTGAAGTGCCGCAGTCTTTAAGTCTCTTAGTGCTTTCTTTGTCTCTTGAACCGTTTTCGCAGACTCCGCTGCGTCGATTAGAAGTTTTATGTTTATATTCTGATCTGCCATATCTATTTTATATTTTTGTTAGAATGATTTTCCTATACCAGGTAGTCTTCTGACAACATCTGGATTATTATCGTAGAAAGTAGTCAAGCCAAGCTCTTTTACTTTTACTATCTTTGCTTGGTTAGAACCAGTAAAGAATATATTCGAATGTGGAATATTCAACTTGTCTGCTACTTTATATACTTCTGCGGTTCCATAATATCCAGAACCAGTCTTGCTTCTTGCTGTGATGATGTATATAGTCGCGGATGATTGTCTAGCCATAGATTGACCTCTTAATGTAGAAAGAACTCCATCAAAGTCGAATCCGATTCCACCTGCTAGTTCTTCTTCAACCTCTACGAACTTGTATGTTCCTTTGAATAAAGCAACTTGAATGGCGATTGCTTCAAAATCTCCAATGGCGATTCCTTGAGCGATGGCTCTTTTCCTAGCCTCTTGCTTGCTAGATTCATCTCCAGGCTTGTAGTCATAGCACTTTCCAGTACTTCCCCATTTATATCCAGGATTGTTGTTTATCTGACAGCTTCGAATCGGCATGATGTATATCTTTTATGGAAAATATATTTAAAGGCAATATTGTTTTTATAGTTTATTCATTGTTATGATTACAGAAGGAATCCCAGGAATGGTGTTGGCTGGTACTGCTTTTAGATATACGTTTGAACTAGACACTTTATACATTATTTGTAGATAGTCTCCAACAACAAGATCCGCGATGAAGTTCCAAGATGGTATACTCTCTGCCAATGAACCCTGTATAGCAACTTCTGAAGCAGACCAAGGAATATCTACACCATTCTTTCTGAACCATATAAAGATATGTTCTCCTGAACCTGTTGACTGGTCTAGCTGAACTGAAAACTGAATGTTGTATGTTCCTGCTACACTGACTTGGAACTTAGTGTTGTCTACCTTTGTTATTCCATTACCACTTCCGTGCCCGCAGTACATAGCAGTAGTAGTACCTGTTGTGGTAGTCTGATTGGCATCATCATACCAAGATCCGTAGATAGGAGTTCCAAAAGAAGAACCACCTATGACTAAAGTCTCTAGTAAAGTCTTTAGATATTCTCCAGAGACATAGTCAAAAGTTGTAAGACCATATTTAAGAAGTTCAAGATTGCTAGTAGAAGGGTTCCAGTTTAGAACATATTTATATCCGTTGTCGTTTATCAGTATCGCCATTGTCTTTTTTATATTTTATCGAAAGCCCATTCGAATCCTACTTCATAGAAGTGTTGGTATCTATCTTCTGGTTCTATATTGGTATCAAAAACGATTCTCATATCATCTCTGATTATCTCCATTATTGTTCCAATATATTCTGTCTTTAGTATATACATATTTTTAATATTTTTTTAAAATGGGAAAGAGTAGTAGTTCCTAAAGTAGTTCTCAAGCCTTTGTTGGTATGCGTTGCTGATATAAGCAGGAATCATTAGTGCTGCTGCTATATGTGATCCAGATGTTGCGAACACAGAACCTTTATTACCAATCCATATATCTCTATCTAACATTCTGAATGAACCATCGTTATACCAATCTGCGTTCGTAAATGTGTTTGTAGTTATAGTCTTTTGTTGTTCTATACCATTTACAAAAACATCCAATGGAGATGATGATCCGATCCTTGCGTCAATGGGTCTAAGGAATCTCTTTGTCGCTGGGCTTCCACCAGGTGTATCGCTATCCTGTGGAAGATTCCCTCCATCTTCTCTAAGCTGACATTTTACCGTAAGTATAGACCAATCATTTAGTAGATTGACACCTGCTGTTCCTGTGAATGATGTCGCACCTCCAGAGTTCCCTCCTTTATAGTCAAAAGTTATTCTACCATTCGTATCTACTTCTAAAAGAAGGTCGTTCGTCGTAGCTAGCGTAGATGAATCTCGAGCATCCAATATAGTTCTTGTAGCACCTTTCAATCTTTTTATGACGAACATATAGGTCATTCCAAAAGCACTGACGGCAGGTGTAGTAGAGGCGTACATATAAACAGACGCAGGAGTTATGGCAGAAGACAAGTATCTGTTGCCGGTATCCGCAAAGTTCATATAGTTCCTACCATTAAACCCGTTTACAACAAGAGGTGGTCTATATGTAGTTCCTGCGGTCTGGTTGAATATATTCTCTATCTTAGGCCAAAACTGGCCTGGTGTATCATTTATTAGATTATACGCGATGTTGACAGAACCTGAAGTCAATGCTACATTGTCTGCGTTTATATAAAAGACAGGCTTTAGCTTTGGTTCGATTACAGATATAGGGCTCAAAGAGTTTAATCTGTTAGTCATAGTATAGCCAGATTGAAGACCTTGCTTCAATCCATCCTTTGGGCCAGATGACATACCTAATATAAGCCCTTGTTGTAGTCCGTTATTCATATTTTATTTTATTGGTATATCTCTCCGATTACGGTATAGTGTGCTAGCTTAGCAGCAGTCATAGTTGCGTTGTATGCGATTCTTAAAGACCAAGTTGCTGGAATATGAAGATATGGAGATCCTGAAGCATCTCTATTCTTGATGTAAGGCGATACTTGTGTAGAAGCGAACAAGTCTACTGGAACAACCGCATTCGTATTACCAGAACCCAAAGGAATAGCAATAGTTGTGATTTCCCAAGTAGTAGTTCCATCAGAAAGATGTAAAGCAACATCTTTTGCCGCAGTCTCGTCAGTCCATACGGTTATTCCATATACTCTTCTATGATATATTGCGTCAGCTGGTAGAATATCTTTGTGTGTAGAAGCATCTGTTGCTGTGAACTGCGTTAGTTTTGTGAAAGGAACGCTTGTAAAGTTTAGTGTTGAAGCCATATTTTATTTTTTTTTTATTTTATATGTTATATATTATTTTTTGCTTTCCCTATGTGTTATACATCAAGGTAAGCAATGACGCGTTTATCATATTTATAGTGTGAATCCCAACATTCCCATCTGCGTCTATGACAGACACATTTTGGATTTGATTCTGGTTCATATCTATATCAGTAGATGCTAGATTACCAGTTGTAAGAACTTGTGCCAATGAAGGCGTTGCTCCACCTGAACCAGTAAGACCAGCAAGTCTTGTATCAATATATCCTTTATCAACTAAAGACCTATCAGTATAGCTTGGCGAATAATCAGCACCATATTGTATACCATCTTGACTAAAGCCAGAAGAGTAGAATGTTCCTGAATCATGTATATTAAACCCACATCCATCTATTCCATTAGATGATTCAATCAACACATGCCCGTCTTTATATAGATTTATTCCCGCACTATTCAGGAATCCGTCTCCAGTAGCCCATAAAGTTCTTGTGGCAGTGAAAGTCAAATAGCTTCCTGTTCCACCAATCTCTCTTATAC